TTCGGAGAATTGAACCGGGTCGCTGCCTTCGATCAGCTTGGAAAGCTCCGCGATGCGTGCCTCTTTTGCTGCCATCTCGCCAGCGTCCTCTTCGGCTTTGGCTTGGCTAGACTCAAGCTCTTCTTTGAGCTTGCTCATTTCCTCTTCGCCTTCGGCCATTTTGCCTTTAAGGTCTTCGAGTCCGGCCTTGAGAGATTCGTTCTCTTCTTTGAGCTTCTCGTTTTCCTCTGCGAGTGATTCCATGTTGGCCTCTTCCTCGGAGTGTTCGTCGAGCTTGGTTTGCAATTCGACGACCTTGGCCTCAAGCGCTTCGGCTTCGGCGACCAGCTCGTCATTCTTTTCTGTCAATTCTGCTTTTGTCATCTTGATGATAGTTGGGTTGTCAATTTTTGAGAAAAGGCCGCGCTGGTTGGCAGCCGGAGAGTCTACAAAATCCGCGCTCGAAACCTCCTCGACGCGGATAGATGGGAATTCAAAAAGCGCATCCTCCGGCTTCTCATCGATCTGGATGTCGCCGTCTGGAGTTGCCCATGCACTTGTGGCTGAGAAAACGATGCTGAGTCCGAAACGCTCTGGCATCTTCTCTGCCATCTCGAAAAGTCGATTGAACTTGCGGCTGTCGTCCTCCCGGAATGAATCGAATGCCTGAAAGTCGCCGAGCAGTCGGTCGTCTTCGATTCGGAAATTTTGGAACATGCCGACCTCGCGAGTCAGGCGATCTTCAAAAAGTGCGCCTCTGTGCGTGATGTATGCCGGCAGCTTTGCATCGTCCAGTTCGTCCTCGATTGTCTCAAGTGATTTGCTGTCAACGAAAAGACCATGCCCCAGCGCCGGGCCGACTGAGATGAGCGAGACGCCCATCATTGTGCCTGCCTCGCGATCGACTTGGCTTTCGTCGAGTCCTTGGACCCCGAATGCAAATTTCTGCTCCATGTTACTAGCCGCCGTTCTGTCAATTTGCTTGAGTTTGCGGATCGCCCATTCGATGCCCGATGTGCCGCCCCAGCCGAGCCAAGCGACATATCCTGCGTCCTTCCAAGGTGTGCCTTTGAACTTCGGATCGATCTCTGCGTTCTTCTGGTGCCGTTTGAATGATGCCATGCGTGCTATCGTCTCCCGGCTGATCTTCTCTCTCTTGGCCAGCTGATTGGCCCGAGTCCATCCGACTGCCGTCATGCCTTTGACTTCGTCACCATGCTCATCGCGCCAGCGCAGAACCTTTTGAGCATTGTCACTAGCGCTTTGCGGGTAGTCGTTGTAACTCTCGAACGCGGCTTGATCTGACTGAGAATCCAGATTTCCACCTTCTTCGGCTTCCTGCCATGCGGCGCACCAGTATTGTGGCCGGATCGCCGCTTTCCATTTCGTGCAGTAGAATCGGTGCTTCTCGTCACCTGCCTCAAAATCTTCGACATAAAATTTACAGTTGATACACGCTTGCCCCTTAGTCTCTCCGCTACTCCGCGCCGGCCTGTAAGCGTCTGGCAGTGATTCCGGGATGGCCTCTCCGTCCGGGTAGTTCCTGAACGCGCTGGCCTGCTCCTCCTTCGTTGCCATCGGATGCTCGTCCGGGAGCAGATCCGTGTCGTGCTTGCCGCTGCGGTAGCGAAGATTGCGGAGCGCGTAAAGGAATGAATTGACCCGGGCCTGCGCCCATTGCTCTGGCGATGAGACGCTCGGCCTCACGCTCGATGGGTTGGTCTTGTAGGCGCCTATGCCGCGATTGTAAACGATCTTGAGCTTGCGAAGCGTTGTCTGCTTGCGCTTGTCACTTCCCACCTTCTCGCGGTGATCTTCGAGCTTTGCTTCGAGTGACTTCTCGACGCGCTCGCTGACCTCATCATTCAGCGCCATCTCATCCTGCTGCGTGCCTTCATTCCATTGCCGGATGCAGACCGCGTAGCGCTGCTTGTCGTCCGGGAAATCCTCGACGGATGTTTCATCGATCATGCAACGCTGCAAGAATTCGTTGCGCTCCTCGGTCGGCTCTGGATTAGGTAGTGGCATTAGACTGGATCTCCTTCGACGACTTCGGTGTAGTTGCCGCTGATGCTGGTTGGGAACGGGTTAATTAGTTCCTTCCATTCTAGTCCATTGGCTTCTGCAATCTGCTGCGCCTTGCGGATGTTCTGCGCCTTGCGTCGAAGCACATCCTCGGCTGTGTAGCCGAATGGTGCCGTGATGTCGTCCAGTGACATTGCTCCGGCCCGGAAGTATTCCATGTCAGCCTTGACCTGCGCCGCCCGGTTGATCCAGCGGAACGCTGGCCGCTGCCACCTGACGCCGAATGGTGAAGGTGCCTGCTCCATGTCGATCACGCCGTCTTTGATGATCTGCGAAAGCCATCTGCGATAGAGTCGATTCATCACGCGGATGACATCGCTCTGGTAAGATTCGATTGTCTGCTGGTATTGAAGCACCACGCCCTGCGATGCGGAGAATGAGCTGCCGCCGATCTCCATGAGCAGAAACTCAAGCGGGATCCCGACCGCGCTGCCGACCTTGCGGAGCAAGTAGCTCACCCACTGGATGCCGTCCACATTCGGTCTGCCGTTGCTGCTGATGACGCTGATGTCCTCGCCCGGCTCCATGTAGTGAAAGCGTCCCGGCTCGAATTGCTCAAGATTGCCGTCCTCGTCCTGCTCGCCAGATTCGAGTCTGTTCTGTAATTCAAATTCGTAGCTGTTCTCACGCTTCACCGCGACGGAAAGCGACGCGCTGATCTTGGCTGCGATCATCTCAACGCGGTCGTATTCGTCGCAGTCCTGCAAAGTGTTGAGGATTGGTGCCAGTTCCGGGATGCCGCGATATTGCACCGGCCGGATGCGACGGAAAAATGGGATGAAGTTGCGAGCGCTGATCTCGCGCTGGTTGCGAATCACGCCATTGATTCGGTCTCCGACTGTGTAACTGATCGGTCTGCCGATGTCATCGATCTCGACGCCGTTCTGAAATTTTGCCGATTCGCTCCCGGTGTGCTGGCCGCTCGGATTTCCAATGCGGCTGCCGTCGATGAACTGGATCTTGCGATTGTTGATGTGAAGACCGCAGTCGCCGTAGAACAGAAGCGAGTCCACCATCTGCTGCTGGATCTCGCGCATGTCCATCTGCTCGGCGATGTCCGGGTTGCTGGAGAACTTTTGCCACTCCTCCTCGATCTTCTCGTCGGTCTCCTCGCTGCCGGTTGTCGGCTGCGGTATGATGCCGCGACCGATCACGTCTGCCTTCCGCAGTCGAGACATCGACGCGACAACCGGGTTGTTGCGTCGGAACTCGATGCAGGCGCTGATCAGCCTGTCGCGGTCGTAGTTCGATAGCTCGACCTCTTCGCTTCGTATCGCGTCCACGCCGCGACGCGCCCGGTTGCGAGTGTTCTTGATTGCATCGTAGCCCCGGAAAGCCTTCCAGAATTGCTTTGTCGCCAGGCCGATGCGCGATGGTTTCTTTGTTTTCTTAGCCATTGAAATTCAGCATCGTGATACGATTGCGACCGCGACCTCCGAGCGTCCGGTCTTTCAGAGCGATCATCTTGTCAAGTTTCTCAACTTGCGCGATCAGGTCGCCGACATCGGCTAGACTGAACGTCTGATCCCCAATCGAGTATGAAGTCACGCCCTCCTCTGCGAGCTTGTTGATCGCAATGAGGAGCTTGTCGCGGATCGCGACCAGTTGAGCAGTCGAAGTTGTGGCAGCCATTGCAAATGACTGCGCTGTCAATTCTAGGCACGAAAAAGCCGCCACCCTTTCGAGTGACGGCTTAACCCTATGATTTCCCTACCTATGAGAAAGTCTATTCATCTGCTCCAATCTCGCAGGATTCTCCACATGCGCTTCCAGTGTCCAGAAAAACATCGTAGCTTGCTTGGCTGAACATCTGCGTTTGGTCTTGGTCACGGTAAGGCTCAAAGTTCCCCTCTCTCGCCATCTTAATGATGTCTACGGTAGTCATGTTTTTTCGGAACATGTCTACCGATTTGATTTCTTTTCCCTCTCTTATGCGTTTTTCTCTCCGAGAATTAGTCATTGTATCAGAATACTTATCTTCAAGATGCTTCGGAAAATCAAATATAGCTTCATCATCTTGAGCCAAGGTGAGCAGTTTCCTCAAACTTTTTTTCCAGCACCATACGCAGTTACCATAATGTTCTCCCTTTAATTCCAAATCAAACGG